TTTTATAGAAAATACAGATATCCTCATGAGAACGTAGGGGCATTCTTTTAGCATTTAGAAATCCTGTCGGTTGTGTCTTCTCCCAAATAAGATTATATTTCCAAAGCTTTTTATTACTTTCCATTAAATCTGCTGTGAACATCCCATTAGCAAATAAGATAATTGCGCCATTATCTTTAATAATTCTTTCATAATGATCCCATAAATCGTTAAATGGAATAATTGAATCCCATTTATTTCTTGCCGTTTGTCCATATGGAAGATCTGTTATAATTGCATCTATTGACTTATCATCAATAAACTGCATTTTATGTAGACAATCATCATTGTATAGTTTATTAATTTCTATCATTTTTATTGGAGCAAATCATGATTTATGCTGCAGCAAATCTCATACTCCTTATTTTAATCTAATGAAAGTTCGATTTTATTAACCTTTGTTTTATAATGAATCTGCATATTTCTTTACTTCTCTGGCAAGATATTTCATAATCAGTCGTCTTTCTGCTAATTCTCTTCCCTTGAAAAAGTCGAAATTATCTTCTTTACAACAAGATGCATTCGCTCTTAAACTTCCATCTTTTAATTTTACTTGCACACGTTTTCTGTTTTCTCTATAATAAATATCCTCTTCAATACATTCTCCAGTTTGGTCATAAAAAGTAATATAACCAAGCTTCCACTTACTCCAAACTCTTTTTACTGGTTCTTTTTCTTCCTCAACCAATTCAAAATACTTCTCGTATTCATCGAATGACATACAACCAAGATGACTTCCATTACCGAATTTGAAACAAATCACTCCACCATCATTTACGTCTGTCACTTCACAAATTTCTCCGATATTGTCAAATACACCCATTTTTGCTTTAAGTCTTATTTTGTCTCCTTTAATCATGCTGCCTTAATCTCCTTTCCAAATTTCTTATTGAACTTATCAATTACTTCTTTCTGTTCTTCTGTCACGTCATCGTTGAATCTTCTTTTAGCCTGGACAATCTGATCATTTCTAACTTCTATTGTTACAAGACTTTCTTTTGGACTGTTCTTTTTTCTCAAGAATAAAATATGACAGTATCCATCAATAACCTTATCTATATAAGAACTGACACAATTACTTTGGCAGGCTGCCTCATCCTTGATATCTTGAGTAGAGTTAGGATAGATAAATACATATTCTCCAAATGAACATTCATATTCTTTCTTAATTCTTTTTCTAAATAAGTCTTCTGAAAATTCTTTCTTCATTCTGTCATAATTTCTACATGCAATTTTATGAGTTGTAAGAAAATGTCTTGGATACTTGTCGTACTTATTACTAAGCTGCCTCATCATATCCGCATAATCACATAATTCACGAATAAGGAAAGCCATATCTTCAATTGCTTCAAATGTCTTTATTCTATCTATGTACAACCACAAATCTTTTGCATTATATCCGTATTCATTTACAAGGATATTAAAATATGATTTTGCGTTTGCATCATACATGTTTTCTGATGTTTTCCATATCTTATAGATGTCGTAATGATCCAAACTTATATAATCTAACTTATAGGCAATACAATATGCGTTTGGGTTTTTCTTTATAAAATCTAACAATGTCGTTGGAAATTTTTATAGAATATTTTCTACATATTTTAAGAAGTGATTTTGGAATGTCTTCAATAGAATATTTAAAATTTCTCAAACTTGTTTTTCTTACATCAACAATATCATCTATACCAGCAGAAAATAATTGCTCAAATCTTGAATAAGATGGAACTCTATCAAGTACAGTTCCGATATTCCAAATTTCATGGTACGAAGACTCTGCTATCATTACAAATTTTAAGAACTTTGCATAATTCTTATCGTCACAATTTTCAATTACTTGATTCATTGAAATACCACTTAATTGACTTCGCAAATCTTTTACAGGTTTTCCTTTAATTCCAATCGCTGTCTTTGTCGCAAAATCATACTTAACATTTCTCCCATCTTCAAAATCAAAGACAAGAAATTGTTTGTCTTTATATACTCTCATTTAATCACCACATTTGTTTTACAAAACTTCATTAACAATTCCATATTTCTCAGCATCTTCTGAATTAATATAGAAGTCTTGTTTCTTTTCCCAAATATTATCCAGTTCTTCTTTTTTAAAATATGTTCTATCAAGAATATACCGGATAATATATTCATTCATTCGATCATGTTCTGCCATGTTTTCTTTAATATCTGTATATTTTCCACTAATCCAACAAACAGGTTGATGAAGCATGAATGTGGAATGCTTGTAACAATATCGCTTATGTCCTGCTAAGAAAATCTTGAAAGCTGCACTCATGGCATAACCAGTACAATATGTATAAATTGGTGTTTTGCTATTTACAATAATGTCAATCAATCCCCACATGTCATAAACTATTCCACCATACGAATTGATGTAGATTTTAATTGGTTCACGCTTATAATCCTTTTCTTTCTTATCTTTTTCATCATCTTCTGCAAGCTGATGCAAAATGTTCCATGTAAGTTGTCCAATTGATTCATTATCTACATCATCAGATAGAAAATATAACCTCTTTCCTGTATTTGCGTAAGTATTATCTTTAGTTCCCATTGACCTGCTCTCCTTTATTCTTTATTCCCATAACTTAATTCCTCGTCTTTCGCATAGCTCTTCCAACACATCAGCCTTTTCGCTAAGATACTTTTCATATCTTTCTTGCTCTGCAATATCTATCGGATCATAACCTAGTTCATACATTTTTCCCGTTTTACTTCCAAGGCAATCATAAACTGCATCATAATATGCATCTTCTAACTCTTTATCAGATAGTTCACCTGCCCATTTAGTCAACTGTATTTTTTCTCTTCTTTTCATATCTCTTACTTTCTTTTAATGAAAATGAACTTTCATTCAGCTCTTAATGTTCCTTTACAAAGCCAATTGTCTCTAAAAGATTACTCAATTCTTTATAATGCTCTTCTTTACATTTACTACATAAATGCCCTTTATAATAATAAGGTGTCTCATTTACAACAACACGTTGAGAAATATATCCGATTTCCTCATAATATCCATCATAATACTCTTCGATTTCACCTAAATATTTTCCGCATTTATTGCAATAGAATTTATGAATTTTTCTTTTTTCTTCTACGATTCTCTCTTCTACCTTCTCCAAAATTTTCTCCATTTCTCTACAGGCACATTGAACTCGATCCATATCTTTTGATACCAATGCAGTTTTAATCCATAAAAATCTTCCATGAATTTATATGGATTATTTATGTAATATACAATCTCTTCTGCACGTTTACTTCTTTTACAATCATTTGATTCAATTGATTCCAAAATACTTCCATTTTCAAATTTGATTTTCATAATAAATTATCACCTTACTCCAACCATTCATTATCGATGTAATAGAATCCAAACACAGCTAAAACCATTAGAATAATCCATATGATCCAAAAGATTACAGCACCACTATTTGTTTCAAGCATTTCTTTTGTTTCTCCAATAGATAATTCGTAAAAATGTGTACTGTCAGAAATTGTTTTATCTTTTAATTTGGTAAAGATAGTTCCTGTATATTTTTTCTTTGTACCATAATATTTATATCTGACATGGCTTGATTCTTTAATTGTTTTAATATAATCTGTACTTGGAAGCTGTATCTTGTTGCTGTCAAAGACAACGCCACAGAATGATACTTCTTTACATTGCATATCTTCACTGTCAGCATAATCCCACGACCAATAAACTTCTGTGTGAATCTTTGTATGACCTTTCCCATCGGTGGTTGTATATGTTCTAGTATGTCTGTTGTAGTGTTCCTCAATTTTCTCAACATACATATATTCTCCACCGATTTCTGGATAAGTAACCGTATCAACCGCTTTCAATTCACCATATACGAAAGCATTTCCAACATTAGTATCCATACCATATCTGAACAAATCAGCACTTTCTATTTTTACTGCCTTATTATATTTTGCATTTTTATCACTTTGGATCTGCGAAATCTTTCCAGAAATCACAAATCCAATTAATAACATCACAGCAACAATAGAAATACTTGCAAGAATTTCACGATAAGTAATTTCAAAATCACCAAAATCAAAGCCGTTATGTTTCTTCATTCACTTAATCCTCTCCGAATAAATTCTGTGGAGCATCTTCACCAACCTGGAAATCTAATAACTGATAGTCTTTTGTCTCATAGCCAAGCATTCCAAGGAAATTTCTTGCCGGAAAGCTTCTTACATATCTTTTATATGTTTTCACTTGTGTATTGTAATTATCTCTGTAACTTGCAATTAGATTTTCAGTTGTAGATAATTCATTCATTAGTTGTTTATAATTTTCATTGGATTTTAGTTCAGGATATGCTTCAGATACAGCGTTGATGGCTGTTGTGATATTTTCTGCATCTACTTTGTCAGACGTTCTACCATCTACAATTGCTTTTAATGTTTCTGACTCATGTTTATCATATTGTTTAACACAATCGGCAAGATTATATACAAGATCAACTCTTCTCTTTTCTTGCACTTTGATTCCTGACTGTGCTTCTTCTACCTGTGTTTCATAATTAATTGCTTTATTCTGGAATCCCTGCACTCCGAAAATAATCATCAAAATTACCGCAACAACACCAACTCCAATAATTACAGGCACTTTCCAATTTGTATTTTTCTTACTCATTTTTTAATTCTCCTTTATTAGTAATCTTTTCTTCCAACTGTAAATATCCAACGGATCAATCTGTAAATATTGTATCCTATCGAAAACGGAAAGACTAAAATATAAATCACAGAAGTTATAAATCCAACACCAAACCAATTTAGGCTTGTCCATCTTTTATAATTTGCTTTATAGCTAAAATATGTAAAATTAGAATTCATAACTTCTATGAAAACAATTGCAATGACAAAAATATAAAACAAAACAAAAAGGATATATTCCATGATAATCACTTCCTTTCTTTTACAACACATGTTATAATTAACACATCCATTTTTATACAAGTGCGCAGAGTTATATGTTATTATTCTCTGCGCACTACCAATCAATTTACACTCTAGTATTCATATCTTTTACAATCTTGTCTGTTGTTTCGACCGGAATATTATATCCTGCAAGTACAGATTTCAGTTCTTCAGCATAAATCTTCGCTGCTTCTTTTGTTTCTTTTAGTTTTTCTTCCGAAAGTCTTTCAGCTCTTCTCTTTTTCTGAGCGATTTTCTTTCTTTTCTTATTAGATCTGATACGTTCTTCTTCCTCGTCCAAAGCTTTTAATTTCTGCTGAATCTCATATACTTTCATAGCCTTTTTGAGCTTTTTCATATTCGATTTATAATAGTGGAATCTATCTGCTTCATATTCAATTCCTTCCGGTGTTAAATTAATGGCTGAACTTTTTGTATAAGCAAGGATAATTGCTTTCTCAAGACTGAATTCATCTTCTTCGTGACACTTCATTACATATGTAGAGTTAACAAAATCATTCATAGTCACTTTGACAACCTTGCCAGGAACTACGATCTCAATTGAATACACGTTTGAATTACCCTGATACTTTTTCAACTGTTCTTCTAATCTTTCTCTCTGTGTTTTCTGTTTTTTCATTTTTTTCTCACTCTCTTTCTGCGTTTTTGGTGTTTCTAATGATGGTGAAACTACGTCCTCAAGCATTTCATCTGTAAAACACCAATCAAAGACTATAGATTCGTCTTTTAAAATATAATAATAGTTATATACTTTGTAAATTTCATAAATCCTTCCACAAAAATGTTTCATGCTTTGTGTAAAGCCATTATTAATATCTCCACAATCATTTAAGCCAGATTCTTTTGCCATATCGTCCCACTGTCTGACACGAACCTTGTCACCTACTTTACATCTCATACTATTCTCCTTCCTTATCCAAATAAATATATTGCCTCATTCACCGCCAATGCAATCCAACAAATCAATGCACCCATGCATAAAATAAATTGTATTTTATCTTTTCGCCCATCCCAGCAAAGCAATGCTGTAATTATTACAAGTACAATGTGTAAAAATAATGTTATAATTGTTATCATGTTATTCTCCTTTTCTTGTATTTTCTCTATTGAAAGAATGTTTCCATTCAGTCAATTTTTGACCATTTTTGCGTTTTCTCCCTAATTCTAAGCATTTCACCAAAATACAACTCTAAAACACCGCAAAATCAAGGAGAAAATCGCTCTAAAAATTTCCATTTCCTAATTTTTCAAGGAAATTCTGATTTTTCACTTTTTTTAATGAAATCCACATTTCATCATTGATATTATTCTCTACGCAGATTTCATTCTCACCTGCAAAGCTTCAAACTTCTGACAATTTTTCTTCATGTACTCAAATCTTTCTCTCTGAGACATATCTGGCATTGTCTTGTGGCTCACTGAAAATCTCTGTAACCATGTTGCAATATTTTTATCTTCTTTTTCTGACCAAGCCAGCATTGCCATCATTGAATTTTCATTTTCAGGTAAAAGCATCTCTGAATTCCCTTTAATGATTCTTGTTTTCACCAAGCCATTGATATAATTCCAGTATCCATCAACATCTTCTTCTGTGATTTCTGGATCTACATACTTTCTGACGAAATCCAGTGTTTCCATTTCAGTATCATCAATAGTTTCTTCGACTTTCTTTTCAAACTCTTCTGTCTGAATCTCATCAACTTTTGACTCTACTTCATTATTCTCTACTGAATCTGTAGTGGATTCGTTAGAAAAATATTCATTCATAAGTGTCTCAAGAATATGAAGTTTATTATTTACTACACCTTTATCTTTTGTAGACTTCGACTCATCTAATGCTTTATATGTACAATGATCGGTTTCTTCTCCATAGATTTTCATAGGAGTTACAAGTTTTCCGTCTTTTTCTCTCAACTCATTGATAAAAGCACTAAGAAATTCAGAAAACTTTTCGTCCGGAAGATTAAAATTCTTTGTAAAATAATCAAACATCTTAATCCAAATAAATGTATTTTTAGAAGTGAACAAGCTTTCATTTTCTTCTGTAATCGTATTAGCAAGTCTGTCCAAGATATTTTTCAGTCCATTAAAATCATCTTCTGTTGCTTTTTCCTCAAGGTACAATCCCTGCTTTTTATTATCTTTTGTCCAATCTTCAAAATAATTAAGAATCATAAGTGTCTCGATAACAATTTTGTTTACAGCACCCTTAATTTTTTCGTTCTGGCTAATTTTTGTACAATTATCTTTGAAGAACTTATGTGCAGAAATTTCTTTAATTGTCTCTGCGATTGTATCAAGGTATGTAATGGTCTTTTCAGACCCATTCATGTTCGACTGTTTATTATATCTTCGAATATGATATCCAACCTCTTCGTTTGTACAATCAAGCTGCTTTACAATTGAAAATGAATAGCTTTCAAAATCACTCTGAAGCTCTGGTGGTAAATCCTTAAATGCTTTTCCACGAAGATCGAATTCAATTTCATCATAGATTCTTCTTCCATTTTCCATAACGAATGATCCGTCCACATCTTTTCTTGCTCTCATAAAAGTAACGATTGGAAATTCAATGTTATTTCCAAGTCTAAAAGCTCCAAGCATATACTTCATCGGATATGTTAATCTCTGTAATCCATCAATCAACCAATTTTCAATAATCTTCTTATTGCTTTCTTCATCAACATCAATCTGCTCACAAATTTTGATTGGATCAATATCTTCTCCTTTGATAATTGTGGCGATTTCTCCATCTCTATAATCAGTATTCCATCTACCAGGATTTCTCTGTAATGGATGGTCTGTTCTAAGCTCTCCACGTTCAAAATCTTCAATTAAAGTTTTTAACATACGGTCATCTTTCTTTGTTCTTTCAATTTTTGGCATTACATTGTCCTCCTAATAAAATATGTACATTTTCAAACGTTCTAAATTCTCTAATTGCATTGTTATATTGTTCTGTGGTTACGCCTTTGCATTTGATAATCGTTTCTTTTGTGTATCCATCAAGTATATATGTTGCAACATTTCTTGCATCTCTTGACATATTCTCCAAAAACGCTTTAACTGAATCACTGTATTCTTCATGTGGAATCTGTTTTTCAATAACAGTATTTTCAACATTGTCTTTTGCTTTGAAATCTTGCCAAATCTCTTTTTCATTTCCGTCTTTTTTTATCACTGAATACATTGAAATATCAAAAACAGGTCGCATATCTATTTCCCCTCTTTTATTCAATGCATAACATTTGTTTTCTTTGTCCCATTTAGGTTCACAATTACATCGAGACATACGTGTACGATCTCTTCCATATGTAGTTGACTTTCTAAAAATATTTCCATAAAGAAAAGTTTTGAATGAGCATTCAGCCTTTGGGTCATATGTACCAAGACTTAAAACAAATACTTCGTAAGCCAAATCTTTAAGCTCATATCGCTCTCTTTCATCGAAATATTCTTTTTCATTACGAATTTTTGCTAAGACTTTATTGATTATTAGGTTAAGTTCTCTCATATTATCAGAAAGATAAAACTCACAATATTTTTCACATTCTTCATAACTCATTGCCGTATGCTTCTTTTTATATTTCGCCTTTCTCTTTCCGTCCTTGTTCCAAATCTTGCTTTCTTCTGATCGTCTTTTTATCTCATCCTTCAATGTTTCATACTGTTCTTGCGTAAAGTACATCATCATCACCACCTTTACTTATATAGAATATCAATCGCAGCTTGCCAATAATCTGTTCTGCCTTTATATTCTCTGTTCTCTGTTTTGCTAAGTTCCAGTTTCAACTTTTCAATGGTGTACTTATATGTATGAGCATCTTTGAAAACATCAACATATCTCATACATTGTTTTACACGACTTCTTTCATATCTTATGTTATCGAGAAGATAGCCAAATTTTGCCATTTTATGCGCCTGGGCTTTCTTTCCGTTATGATCCATTTTGTATTTCTGTAAAGCGTGTTCCAAATCAGATTCAGCAGAATCATAATAGGAAAGATATTTGTTAAGTTCATTCTTGAATGTATCTAACTGAATATCACTCCAACCGGCAAGTCCAAGCATTGTATCTACTTCTCGCAAAATATCATCTAACATTTGATGATTGATCGTGATTCCTTTATCACCAATATAAACACCTGCATTACCTTTGTAATTGCTATTGATCTTTTCTTCATCACCAGTTTCACAGTTTAAAAGTTGGAAGTTTCTAAACTTCGTGTACTTTTTACCTTTTCTCTGTGTTAATCCTTTCGCTTGTTTGTAAGAAAATTTCTTAGCAAATAATGGTGATGTCGTTAAAAGATACTCACCGACTTTTGTAGGATTCTCCATTACATAATTCTTTCCATCTGTCAAAATATAGTCCATCTCGACCACTCCTTTCTCTTTAACTTCTTATTCTCCAATGCAAAATCTAAAAATGAGTACACTTAATAGACCTTTGAAAATGCATTT